TGTCATTGTGAGTTTTGGTAGTGTCGCAGATGTAGAAGCACTTATTCGTGGTGTCCCTGTCATAGGTTCACCTTATAGCCCTGCAAACCCTGTATCCAATAACATTAAAGACATAGAAAACTTAACACATTTTGACAGAACAGCATGGTTAAGCTCATTAGCTGCTAGTGAATGGCATAAAGATGAGATGGACAAGTGCTGGGATAGACTAAAAGGACAATTAGATGGCGTTTAATAATTACACTAGCTTCGTGACAGTCGTAGAAAATTACTTAGCACGAACAGACTTATCATCACAGATACCTGACTTCATTCAGTTAGCACAATACAGAATGACTAGGGATTTACGCACACAAAAGATGTTAAGTTCTACTACGCTATCTTTGTCATCAGGCACAGTAGCATTTCCTAGCGACATATTAGAAGTTAGAGAAATACATATACAAGGTAACCCTGTTATCAGACTAGAGTATCAGTCACCAGACTTATTCTTTAGAGATGGTCAAACAACATTATCAGGTATGCCACATTACTTTACAATGATTGGTTCAAACTTTCAATTTGCACCTGCACCTGATTCTACAATGACACTTAGCTTATTGTATTATGCACAACCTACATTTATCTCTACAACAACAGCAAGTAACATCTATCTAGCCAACTATCCAGATGCTTTACTATACGCAACACTAGCAGAAGCAGAACCGTATTTAATGAATGATGCACGTGTTCAAACATGGTCAGCATTGTATGACAGAGCTATTGCAAACATTAAAACAAATGATTTGGGTGCAACATACCCATATACAACTATAAGCGTTACACCAAGATAAAGGATAATAAATGGCAAAGACAAAAATTAGTGAATATTCAGCAACCCCAGCAGACAATACAGATATTAGTAATATTGACATTGCTGAGGGATGTTCACCAGCTAACGTAAATAACGCTATTCGTGGCTTAATGGCACAATTAAAAGACCAGCAAGATGGTTCTAGTGGTGACCCATTTACAGTCGCAGGTACATTAGTTTCTTCAGGCACAGTTGACATTACAGGTGCATTTAGATTAGACGGAACTGCAGGTGCAAGTGGTCAAGTATTGTTATCAGCAGGTGGTAGTACAACACCTACATGGAGTACATTAGGCACAATGGCTTCACAAAACTCCACAACAGTTGCTATTACAGGGGGAACTATTACAGGTATTACTGACTTAACTGTTGCAGATGGTGGTACTGGAGCTTCAAGCATTACAGCTAATTCAGTTATTTTAGGTAATGGAACTTCAGCATTATCAGGTAATTTAGTAGCTCCTAGCACATCAGGAAACGTATTAACATCTAATGGAACAACTTGGACAAGTGCTGCACTTCCAACAGGTGGTGTTACATCACTTAACGGACAAACAGGTGCAATTACTGATACAGACCAATATGCGATTGGTAGTTATGTTATTGGAAGACCCCAAGATGTGGCAAATTATACGAATAACACGACCGTTGCAGGGTCTTCATTATATGCAACATCGATAAACAACGGCAGTATTACGCGGGGTTCATCAACATGGTCAACAGGTGCAAACCAATCTCTTATCAATACTGGAACATGGAGATGCCTTGGCTCAGCTTATGGTAACGGCTCTACAGCTGGTTATCCAGGTCTTTGGGTTCGTATTAGTTAAAAGGAAAATATAATGAATTATACAAATGTAAAAAATTTAAAATGGGCTAATGCAGAACATACAGCAATTAATTGTGACGTAGACTTTGATGACTTACGAGAAGAGTTAGTGCCTTTTACTGCAGTTGCTAGTGGGGACTATGAACACTCACATAAAATCTTTGCAGAGTGCGTAGCAGGTAACTACGGTGCAATTGCAGAATATGTAGAACCCCCTGTGCCAGAATACGTACCACCACCACAACCAACTAAAGCAGAACTGCTTGCAGAACTTGCAGCATTAACAGCTAAAATCGAAGCACTAGGAGCATAACATGGCAATAATTATAGATATTAATAAAGCTAAAGAAATTACTAAAGCTAGACTTCGTGCTGAACGCAAACTTTTACTAGAAGCACAAGATATAGCATTCCAACGAGCTTTAGAGTCAGGTGCAGACACATCTGCTATCGTTGCAGAGAAGCAAAGACTTCGTGATATTACTAATAAAGTAAATGCCGTAAATACATTAGAAGAATTAAAGTTAATGGAAATTAAATAATATGTCATTAATACTTTACTATATTTATTTACCTATTAATATATGGAGTTTAAATGGCTACACAACGCATAGCATTTAAAGACTGGTTACCTGACCAACCATCTGTATTAGACGCAGTATCAGAAGCTAATAACGTTACTCCTTTAGCTATAGGATATGGTCCTTTTAAGTCAGCAGTAAACTATTCAGGTGTAGCTACAGAAGCACTTACTAATTGCTTTGCAGCTAAAGTAAATGCAGACGTATCTGTATACGCAGGGGGTCTTACTAAGTTATTTAAAATGTCTGCTACAGATTTAACTATGGAAGATGTATCTAAAGTAGGTGGATACACAGGCTCTGGTAGATGGCAATTTGTGCAGTTTGGCAATTATGCGTTAGCGTCTAATGGTTCTGAAAAAATACAATATGTTGATGTAACGACATCTACAGACTTTGCAGACTTAGCAGCAGCAGCTCCGGTAGCTAAATACATTACAGTAGTTCGTGACTTTGTAGTAGCTGCTAATATAAGTAATGGCACATATCCATCAAGAGTAAACTGGAGTGATATAAACGACCCTACAGATTGGACTCCTGGAGCTGCATCACAAAGTGACTTCCAAGAACTTCCTGATGGTGGTGACATAACAGGTCTTACAGGTGGAGAGTTTGGTATTGTATTCCTAGAAAAAGCCATTGTGCGTATGTCATATATTGGCTCACCATTATTCTTTCAATTTGACACTATTTCTCGTAACGTAGGTTGTGTAGAAGGTGGCTCTATAGCACAGTACGGTGGAGTATCATACTTCTTATCAGATGATGGTTTCTATTCATGTAACGGTCAACAAGTAACAGGTATTGGTTCAGAAAAAGTAGACAGATACTTTTATGCTAATGCAAACATTGGCGATATAGATTCTATATCAGCAGCAATAGACCCAGAACGTAATCTTGTTATTTGGAATTACACAACCGTTTCTGGTAACAGAGCATTAATTATATATAACTTTGAAACACAAAAATGGTGTGAAGCTGATACAGATGTAAATGTTTTATCTACCCTTGCTACATCAGGTACAACATTAGACGGTATAGATACAGCTTATAATGTAACAGCAGGTTCTTTTGTCGTAGGTAAGTCATACACAATTAGAACAGTAGGCACAACATCATTTACTGGCATAGGTGCGGTTGCTAATACTGTAGGTGTATTATTTACAGCTACAGGTGTGGGTTCAGGCACAGGTGTTGCTATTGATATGGCGGCTTCTGCAGCAGCACTTAAAACTGTAGACTCTCTTGTAACAACACTAGACGATAGATTATATAAAGGCGGTAAGTTCTTATTTGGTGGTGTTCGTGGTACTAGAATTATCACATTTACAGGAACTAACGCTACAGGTTCTATCATTACTAACGACTTAGAATATGGTTATAACTCTGTGCTTACTCTTATTAGACCTTCTGTAGATAATGGCTCTGCAAGCGTTTCTGTGGCTTCTAGGCGTATGTTAGATGACACTATTACTTATGGCACAGCAGTAACAGCAAGCCAAGAAGATAGATGCTCTGTAAGAAGTGCAGGTCGTTATCATAGAATAGCTTTAACACCTACAGGTGCTAACTGGTCATCTGCTATTGGTATGGATATAGATTACTCTGAACAAGGAACGAGATAATGGCTCGTGATATGTACCGTAAACTACCTTGGACAGGTGGTGATGCTAGAAGTGTAGCAGAAATAGTAAACAACCTTGTAGAAGGTAAGTCTAACAATACAGGTGATGTCACATTATCAGCGTCAGGTGCTTCATCTACCACTATATTTGATGAACGTATAGGTTATAACTCTTATATTGGGCTAGAACCTAAAACACAAACGTCAGCTAGTACATACTTTCCATACGGTGCATTTCAAGATACGACTGACCAAAGCATAGCCACTACAACAGCTACAGCAAACATTACACTTAACACTACAGACTATTCTTTAGGTACAAGTTTAGTAGATGGATACAAGGTAAAAGTAGACTATTCTGGTCTTTATAATGTTCAGTTTAGTATTCAATTTGTTAATACTGATAATGCTCAACATGACATAGATATATGGTTTAGAAAAAATAATTCAGATGTTGCAGGTTCTAACAGTAAATTTACTGTTCCAGCTCGTAAAAGTGCAAGTATTTATGGTAATCTTATTGCAGCATTAAACTTTAACATAGAACTTGCTAAAGACGACTATGTAAGTTTAGCATGGGCTACAAGTTCAGTATTAGTTACAGTAGAACATTTAGCAGCACAAACTAGCCCTACTAGACCTGCAACACCAAGTGTTATTGTTACTATTCAGTATTTAAGTGCTAATTCATTTACAACTAACTTATTTACAGAGCCTTACATTAGCTCACAAACACAAGGCGAAGCTACTATTAGTCACCCTGCAAATACAGGCACGAATAAGGTATATCGTTATATAATAGTAGGATGATTTTACATTACATACCTAAAGACCAACTTAGGACTCATTGGGAGTTTATTAAACATGGTCTTGAATTAGTAAGACAACATGGTCACACAGAATGGATAGTAGAAGATGTCTACTGTGATTGTTACGAAAACAGGTCTATGTTATTTGTAGGCATGATAGATAACAAACCTTATGGCTTTGTCGTACTGCAACCTATAGGCAATACACTTCATATATGGGCTGCATGGTCAGCTATTAATAATGAAGAGTTACAAAATCAAGCTATGAAAGAAATACAAGCAATAGCAAAACAAGGCGGTAAGTCTAAAGTTACATTCTCTTCACAAAGAAAAGGATGGGAACGTAGAGCAAGAGCAATGGGTTTTCAACCTCAAACATGGGAATACATACTAGAGAAATAATATGATTAATTTACCTTTGAATTTTTCTGCTCCAACAGGACAGGTGCAGAACACTTATGCTGCACCAGCTCAAACTAATCGTTACTTAACACCATCACAATATCAAGGTATGCAATTACATACACCTAGTGGATTGTATTATCAAGGTGGAACTATGTATCAACCATATACTCCAGCACGGTATAATCCATCTGCAATTAGTCCGCTTGCGTGGGGGAGCTTTGCTAGTCCTAATGAGATAAGCAAATCATCTAGTGGTGGTCCAGTAGCAAACTCTGTAAAAATAGGCAATCAATATTTCAAACCTTTTACAGGCAATGCTGAAGGTATTATTAATGGTAACTTGTCTATGGTATCCATGTTAAACAAACAACCTACATATCAACCACAACCAATGGCAGATTTATTTCCATCACTTAACTCAAATTTAAACTCTGCTTTACCACAACAAGGAATGTTATCTTCACCTTCATACGGTGCAGGTAGGTTTACAGGGTTATTAAATTCACCAATCGTTACAACTAACACACAAGGCAAATAATATGATTAATCTTGATAACTGGCTATTTAATTTAGTAGACAACTTTACATTTTATGGTGGCGGTGGCGGCTCTAAAGGTGGCGGTGGCAAATCTGAAACTACACAGCAACTAGACCCTACAGTTAGACCATTTGTTAAATATGGTCTTGAAGAAGCTAAAGGTCTATACCAAACAGATACTCCACAATATTATGGTGGTCAAACTTATATCGGACCATCTGCTCAAACACAATCAGCATTACAAGCTGCACAGAATAGAGCATTGCAAGGTAATCCATTACTTCCTGCTGCACAACAACAACAACTAAGCTCTATTCAAGGTGATTACTTATCTGCTGGTAACCCATACTTTACACAAGCATTAGCAGGTCCTACACAACAAGCTACACAAGCATACAATGATGCTATTAAACAAGCACAATCTACTGCATCACAAGCTGGTCGTTATGGTTCAGGCGTATCTGCTGATATTCAAAACAGAGCAGCTAACACACTAGCTACAACACTTGCTAATACATACGGTAACCTAGCTTATCAAAACTATGCTGGTGAACGTGGTATGCAAAACCAAGCAGTTATGAATGCTCCTGCATTAGCACAAGCTGATTACGCAGATATTTCACAATTAGCTAACGTAGGTAAAACAGCAGAAGATTATCAAAAAACTGCTCTACAAGCTGACATTGACAGATTTAACTTTGAACAAAATAAACCATACCAAAAACTATCTGCTTATCTTGGTGCTGCTTATGGTGCTCCTACAGGTTCAGTATCTACAACTAC